TTTTGGAATTGGTTCCGCATCAACCACTTTTCGGCCAGCAACGTGGGACGACTCATTGGATGGCTTTTATGAAATTTTAAAAAGGAGAATAAAAATGATCAATAATGTTGTGTTGATTGGCCGCTTGACTCGTGATCCAGAATTACGATATACGCCATCGAATGTGGCGGTTGCGACTTTCAACCTTGCAGTAAATCGCAATTTCAAGGGTGCGAATGGAGAGCGAGAGGCTGACTTCATCAATTGTATTATGTGGCGTAAGCAAGCTGAAAATTTTGCAAATTGGGTCAGAAAAGGCGCTCTTGTGGGAATCACAGGTCGCATCCAGACTCGTAGTTATGAAAATCGACACGGTCAGCGTGTCTATGTGACGGAAGTTGTGGCTGAGAGCTTTCAAACGCTTGAAAAGAAGGATAACTCTGCAAACCAAGTGAGCATGGAAAACCAGATGCCACCAGGGTTCGGCTCAACAAATCCGATGGATATTTCAGATGATGATTTACCGTTTTGATTTTATCTAGGAGATAAAGAATGAAATTTGACAAACAAGTCTTAATTGACGGGTTGAAGCGGTCAATCGAGCAGACAGAGGCAAGGATAGTAGAATTGTCTGAGCCGTGTGTTAAATCGCTTGCTTTTAGCAGGTCTGAGGAACGTGACTTGCTGAAAAAGCGAGTGAAGAAAATGAAAGAACAGTTGGAGGAATTGGAAGATGATAGTTTGGGCGCTATTCGATAGTGGTAACGGCTCGTATACCAAAGCTATCAAAACCCTCAATAGTTCGGGGGGGACGAATATTGAAGTGTATCCGATTGGTATTGATATTGAAAACAAGAACAATCATTTTATACATTTGAATCTAGCGGATTACACAAGACTTTTTGGAGATAATGCGTTATTTGACACGCTTGACAAATTACCACACCCAGACTTAATAATAGCAAGCCCTCCTTGTGAAAGTTGGAGTGTTGCAAGTGCGATGGATAGAGGGAACGCTTGTTGGAAACAAGAACAAGGTGACGGATTGTTTGAGCCTCAAATACCATTATCAAGATTTACTATCAGATACGCTAGAGATTTTGACAATTATCAATATTATCCGGACAAGCAGCTTATGAAACGGATCAATGGAGAATTGTGCGCTTTTAATGCAGTAGAAATTATAAAACGCTATAAACCAAAATTTTGGATAATTGAAAATCCAGCTTATGGAAGATTGTGGGAGTATATTGAGGTTGTATTAGGGTTCAAGTTACCTTATGAAAATCATACGAGATATAACAATTATGATTATCCTGTAAGCAAACCTACACGTTTCAGTGGGAATATAAACTTAAATTTAAAAAACGAAAAAATACCAAACGAACTAGATTTCAAAAAAGACTTTTCTGGTTCGTACAACGAAAGGTCAAATATACCTCAAAAATTAGTGATGGAAATTTTAAAAAAAGTAAAAAAGGAGTTGGAAGATGAAGAAGCAGGAATTGATTGAAAAGGTTAAAGAAATTGGGATTTATGGTTTGAACATATTCGGTACTGTAGTTGAAGGTATTCCGACCAAAACTGCAATTGAATTAATCAAGCAACTTGACGAACCCGAAGCTGGTCACGCAGATGAAGCGCCTCGTTATGTTAAGAACATACTAGCAAGATTGCGAGAATTGCCATTGCATAATCGTGAAGTTTGGCTAAAGGCTATCATGGGTGAATTTGAACAAGATTTCAGTCGTGCAAAATGGCGTGAAGGTTACGAGCAGGGCAAGTTTGAGGGGGCTATGATACCTTACGACGAACCGCAGAAAGTCACAATCCCGCAGTGTGTTCATAAATATATTCAAGAAGCCAAAGAATATAATTGGGACTTGCAAGATTTAATGAAGTCTATAGATTATGAAGATAGTGAGGAACTTCAAAGATGGTTTTATCACGAATGTAATCAAGAAACACTTGCCCGTGCTTGGATTTTCGGCTACGAGGTCGAGAAAGAAAAGCGGTATCTTGTGAAGGTGAAAGGGGTAAACGAAGAATGCGAGTGTTTATTTTTCGGGGAACTTTCGAATACTTGGAAGTTTAGAAGTCTTGGCAGTTTTGGAGAGCTTAAGAAACACCACACCCGCAAAGAGCTTGAAGAAGCTGGCTTCGGCTGGGTATTCGATTGCCCAGGGGTACAGATTGAGGAGGTCGCAGATTGAAACGAAAAAGCATATCTAAAGTCATGAGACAAAAAGTTTTGGATAAATACGGTGGTCACTGTGCTTATTGTGGCAAGATTTTGGATTTGAAAACTCTGAGAGTGGATCATTTGCATCCACATTATCGAGGCGGAGAAGATAGTTTTTAAAACTATATGCCTGCTTGTTATCAATGCAATTTCTATAAATCTACTTTTCTATTAGAAGAATTCAGAGAGGAGATGTATACCTTGCACGAAAGAATCAGAAAGCCATTCATAGCGAGACTTGGGTTAGATTATGGAATTGTCAAAATCGAACCATTCGACGGAAAGTTTTATTTTGAGGAGGTCGAAAATTGAAACGATTTATCGCAATATGGATATTATTGTCCGCTGGATTGAACATCTGGCAGATGGAGAAAATCCGTAATTTAGAAGAGAAGAAGCCAATGGTTGTCTACAAGACAGATAACGCAGACGCTGAGATATTCGGTAAAGTTGTTGAGAAAGGACGACATGGCAAGCTATACACAATCACAATTCGTGATTACGGTGTGTTCGTGATTACGAAGGACGTGTATGATAATGTGAAAGTTGGAGAAGAGGTAAAATTATGAACTATAAAATTATAATCAATGGAAAAGAAATCGAATACGGTGCATTAATTGAAAAATCACGTTTCTCAGACGAAGAATGGTCTGATATCTATGCAGAAATTGTAATACAAAATTACCCAGAAATTTTTGAAAAAAGAAAATCGGATACTGCATTTATTGACACGCTTGGTGCTTTGACTTCACTAGAAGAACGATACGAAGCATTACTAGAGCTACTGCCACAAGATCAATTCTCTCGCGCTGGCACTCATCCAAAATGGGTAGCTGATGCAGTAGCAGAGAACACGCTGAATAAAGAGGATACAATGCTAGATGTGTCGGATTTGATTGGACGATGTGAAACTCTGGAAGAATTGAAAAATGAGCTGACAGAGTATTTCGAGCTGGAAAAATTATAGGAGTTAAAATGAACACACTAGAAAACGTAAAACAATGGTTTATAGACCGTGACCTTGAAAACGGTGGGCGGTTAGACAAGCAGTCTTTGAAACTCAGTGAAGAGTTCGGTGAGTTATGCGCAGGTTATCTCAAGAAGAATGAGCAGTTAACCAAGGATAGTATCGGAGACTGTGCGGTCGTGATTGTAGGATTGGCATTACTCATCAAGGAAGATGTGAATCAGATTTTCAAAGAATCTGATAATATCAAGAAAAAAGATGAGATGGAAAGCTTCATCTCACTTAATGCAAACATTAGTGAGTTTCAACTCTCACAAGGATTTGCTAGCAAGGTATTGTACAGACATAATCTAGTACGCTCGATCGGTTATCTGAAATCAATCAGCAATGCGCTTGGATATGATTTTGATGAATGTTTTGAACTAGCTTACAACGAAATCAAAGACCGCAAGGGTCGTTGGATTGATGGTAGCTTTGTGAAAGAGGAGGATTTGGAATGAGACCAAAATTTAGAGCGTGGGATAAAGAGTTTAAAGAAATGGTGCAAGTCAATGCACTTGTTCTGGATGAACAAGTTATCAAAGCAACTTATAAAAACGGATGAAACCAGAAAAAATTGACAACATAAACAAACCAAGCCATTATCAAGGCTCAAAAGGTCTTGAAAGTATTGAAGTGATTGATAACTTCATTGGCAACTTGCCAGGTAAGGCTGCATGGTGTTGGGGCAATGCAATCAAGTATCTATTGCGATTTCAAAAGAAAAACGGTCTCGAAGACCTGAAGAAAGCACGCAAGAACCTTGATTGGCTGATTGAGGAGATGGAACATGGATTATGAAAAACCTTTAACAAAGAGACAGTGTGAATTATTCGCTTTCATGCTAAAACAAAAGAGGATTGATAACAAGGTTACTTTGAAAGAGTTAGGAAGTAAGCTAGGCTACTCAATCGCAACAATCTCGAATTGGGAGAATTTAAAATCCGCTCCTGATATGTATAACGTTGAAGATGTGGCTGCTTATTTCAATTTGCCTATGAATGTATTTATTGGGGAGGGATGAGGTGACAAATGCCATTTTTTCCAGATGTAAATGAAATAAAAACGAAGGAAAATGCCAAAAGAATTCTAAGAGGCTATCCTCGTTGGAGAAGAGTAGCAAATGATACAGATGGGCAGAGAGTGACCACTACCTACTCATTCATGCCACGAAATCCATCAAGCGGGAGAGATAGTCAAGTCGAGAAGTTAGCAATACGGAAAGTTGATGCAGAGTTTGAGCTGGATGCAATTGAACAAGCAGTAAGTAACTTACACGATCCTCTATATCGTAGGATACTTTTTGAAAAATATCTTCAGTGGGATTGTAAGAAAGATGAATCAATCTCAATGGAATTATCTATTTCAGAAAGTTCATATTATGATATCTTGGATAAGGCTCTCATGGCATTTGCAGAGCTATATCGAAATGGTGAACAGATTGAAATTTTGGAGTAAACTTGGAGTTTTTTTGGAGTAAACTTGGAGTAAGTTCGGAGTAAATATGCGATTTTGTGTGCTAAAATTATATTATGAAATAATTGTAAAGGCAGGCACACCTGCCTTTTCTTGTAGTTTGGAGGTGATATTGTGAAAAAAGTAGAACCTATTCGTGAACTTGATGACATTGAACGGATGAAAGACTTTTTAAAATCAAAGAGTGAGCGAAACTACGTTCTAATCATGTGTGGTCTGTATTCTGGAATGCGCATCAGCGATATAATCCCTCTTCAGGTCAAACATGTTACGAGTGATAGAATCGAAGTCACTGAGAAGAAGACAGGAAAAACAAAGCGATTTGCTATCAATCCAGAATTAAGAAAAGCTTTAAATCACTACATCAAAACAAACGATCTACAAGATTATGACTACCTATTTCCAAGTAAGAAAAAAATCAGAACCGATGGTGTTCGTATAGCTCACATCGGAAGAGTTGCAGCTTACCAAGTTTTAAAGCAAGCAGCTGAACATGTTGGCTTGAAGAATATTGGAACCCACTCTATGAGAAAGTCGTTTGGCTATCATCATTACAGACGAAATCAGAACGTAGCGATTTTGATGGAATTGTTTAATCATTCATCACCAGACATTACTCTGGATTATATTGGTATTAAACAAGATGAATTAGATGATTCAATGATGAATTTTAGCTATTAAAAACCTATTTATTTAACACATTGAGAAAATGTAAATTAGTTTTTAAAGAAATAGTTATGAACACTTGATATGCTTGACTTTTGAGAATGTTAGTTTTATTTAACAGAATATAAGATATGTTAAATATAGGAGGGGGTCAGAGGTTTAAAAAACACCCCCCTACATCATAAAAATTTAGCCTCCTACCCACTAAAAAGAAAGGACCTTCCTATATGAACACCCCCAAGGATAGACCGGACCGGAGTGGTCCTCACAGAGTTGCTTTTGAAAAGAATAAAAATATTATTCTCAAAACAAAAAATACTTGTGGAATTTGTGGACTCCCCGTTGACAAATCATTGAAGTACCCACATCCTCTGTCTCCGGTAATTGACCACGTTATTCCAATAAATCGCAACGGTCATCCGTCAGACATTCGTAACTTACAGCTTGCCCACTGGCAATGCAACAGACAAAAGTCTGACAAGCTTTACGCTGATGATAGATCAGATAATGCTACTGTTGTAGGTAACAGGAACTTGCCACAGTCTAGGGACTGGACTAGGTATAGAGCTTGAAGTCTTAATGAAAGAATTAAAAATATTTTCTAAAAAAAGAAAAATAAAAAATAATTAAAACTCGAAAAAATAACAGATATGTGTGAAAGTAAGTCCTAGCTGATGATAGGGGGGTATCCCCCTCCCTCTAGGCGCTCAAGAGCTTCACGCCGTCACTGTACATTTTTTCTCGCGCCAAATCATCAAAATGAAAGGAGAGCGGTTTGGAATTGAGAGGCATTGATTATCTTAGGAGGAAGTTGAATCTCTATCAGAGTAGAGTCAATCTGAGATACAAGCATTATGCAATGCAGCACTATGAAGCACCTACAGGAATCACAATTCCTGCACATATCAGGGCAAAGTACCAAGCTGTCCTTGGTTGGGCTGCAAAGGGAGTTGATAGTCTTGCAGATCGTTTGATTTTCAGGGCATTTGCTAATGATGATTTTAATGTTACAGAAATCTTTAATCGGAACAATCCTGATATCTTCTTTGATAGTGCTATTTTAGCTGCGCTGATTGGTTCGTGTAGTTTCGTCTACATTTCGAAGGGTGAAGATGATGAGGTGAGGTTGCAAGTCATTGAATCAAGTAATGCGACGGGTGTTATTGATTCTATCACTGGTTTGCTTGCAGAAGGTTATGCGGTGTTGGCTCGTGATGATTACAATCGTCCAACGCTTGAAGCTTACTTTGAGCCAAATGCTACTCAATTCATTCCGAAAGATGGGGAGCCTTACTCAGTTACGAATGAGACGGGTATTCCTTTGCTAGTTCCGGTCATTCATCGTCCGGATGCGGTTCGTCCTTTTGGTCGGTCTCGTATTACTAGGGCAGGGATGTATTATCAAAAATACGCTAAGCGAACTTTGGAACGGGCGGATATAACTGCTGAGTTCTACTCATGGCCACAGAAATACATTCTTGGACTTGATCCTGATGCAGAGCCTATGGAGAAATGGAAAGCTACTGTATCAAGCTTGTTGACGATTTCTTCTAGTGATAAAGGCGAGAAACCGAGCGTTGGTCAATTTACCACTGCTAGCATGTCACCTTTTACAGAACAGCTAAGAACGGCTGCTGCTGGATTTGCTGGGGAAATGGGCTTGACCTTGGATGATCTTGGTTTCGTTTCAGATAATCCATCATCTGTTGAAGCTATCAAGGCTAGTCATGAGAATCTTCGTCTTGCTGGTAGGAAGGCTCAGAGGTCGCTTGGAGCAGGTTTGCTTAATGTGGCCTATGTTGCAGCGTGTTTGCGTGATGAGTTTCGTTATGCTAGAAGCCAATTTGTAAGAACCACAGTCAAATGGGAGCCTTTGTTTGAAGCGGATGCGAATACAATGACTATGATTGGTGACGGTGTTGTGAAATTGAATCAGGCATTGCCTGGTTACATTAATGCGGAGACAATTCGAGACCTTACTGGTATTGCTGGAGACATGTCTGCTAGGCCAGTGATAAGCGAGGGTGGTTCAAATGGAGAATGATGTTTTACCTGGCATCTTGCAAGAGGTTCAGGAGAGGTTTGAGAGAGATTTCGGTAAGAGTGAGATTGTCAGAAATGCTTTTGCTACATTGAAGGTGAAAAAAGCCACTTACAAAACAGCAAATGAGTTTGCGATTGAAGTTGGAGAAATTCTCTCTAAGGCTCTAGGAGCTTCTATAAACGCCGACAAACTACCAGATGGAAAAATGTATTACAATATCGCTCAGCGATTGCTGACGGACGTGCTAGGACGAAATCATGAGTTTGTGAGTGGTTTTGCTAGTGCTGTTCAGAAGAATTTGAACGATGAAGCAAAAATCGGTATGAAAGTTCAAGTTCCAGAATTGAATCGGGATCGAATCGCTGGCATTGTTAATCGCTTTTCGTCTGAAGAGAACTTTGAAGATGTCAGTTGGTTGCTTGGTGAACCTATTGTGAACTTCACACAGTCAATTATTGATGATACAATCAGGAAGAATGCAGAGTTTCATGCTAAAACTGGATTGGTACCGACGATCAGTAGACACTCTACTAGACGTTGTTGCAAATGGTGTGATAGCTTAGTAGGGAATTACATATATGGTGAGGAACCAGCGAATTTCTACAGAAGGCATCAGCATTGTACTTGTGTAATTGACTATCATCCTAAAAATGGTAAGGTTCAAAATTCTTGGACTAAAAAAATCAGAAATGAGAGTTCCGATGAATTAGAAAAGCGTAAGAGAATAAATATTGATGTGCGTGATAATAATCGAAAAGCAGACATCAAGGAGTACAAAGAAGTGGTGGATACACTCGGTGTTGAAAAATCACCTATTTCTCTAGCGAAATTTCAGGATTTGAAGTATAATGGTGGTGAAGAATATGAGCAACTAAAAGATAAAGTATTTATCTATCAGAAAATCCAAACTGGAGAATGGGGTAAAAAAATAAACCCTGAGAAGCAGTTGCCACATATGGAATCAACACATAAAACAGGAAAATCTTATATCTATGATTCAGTCGATGTTCAAGAATTGTTTAATAAACATTATGGAACTGGACGCATTGAGCTTGATAGACGTGGAAGAAGAACGAACAAAGAGATAATAGAACTAGGTTACCCCATCGGAATTAATAGTTCGGATGGTTCTGAAGTGACGTCTATTAAAATTCATCATTCTGAGAAGAGAACTCACGTTGTACCTAAGAAAGGAGATCAGTAATGAATTTAAAACAATATTTAGGAAAAGATATTAGAGTTACTTTTGTTGATGGTCAAATCCTCGAAGGTCACTGTAATACTTATACGGGAAGACTTGATACTGAAGATGAACTCTATGATGAAATTACGATAAGGACAGATAAACATCCATATGTTGGATTCAATGAATCCGAAATCAAGTCAATAGAATTAATGTAGCACTCGAAAGGGTGCTTTTATTGTGCATTAGTTTAGGAGGTGATCTGATATCTCCCAGCGATAGGGTTATCATGCGATGACGATTGAAAGGAAAGTGGAATGGCGAGGAAGAAGAAACTTGGCAATCAGAATCCTACTCAATCGGTGATTTTAAAATACGTCAAGAAAAATTCAAAAGCTAAAGAAGCGATTGAACTTTACGAGCGGACTGGTCTTTCTTGCTATGCCTGGCAGAAAAATCTCTTGTTGCCTATGATGGCCATTGATAAAAATGGTCTTTGGGTGCACCAAAAGTTTGGCTACTCTATTCCTCGTCGTAATGGTAAGTCTGAAATCCTATATATCCTTGAAATTTGGGGCTTACATAAGGGATTGAATATCCTGCATACAGCTCACCGGATTTCTACGTCTCATTCCTCTTTTGAAAAGGTCAAGCGATACCTTGAAAAAATGGGGTATGTGGATGGTGAGGATTTCAATTCGATTCGGGCGAAGGGACAGGAGCGTATTGAACTTTATTCAACAGGTGGTGTTATCCAGTTCCGTACTAGGACATCAAATGGTGGTCTTGGTGAAGGTTTTGATATGCTGATCATTGACGAGGCCCAAGAGTACACGACTGAGCAAGAATCTGCCTTGAAGTACACGGTAACGGATAGTGAGAATCCTATCACAATCATGTGTGGAACACCTCCGACACCAGTATCAAGTGGCACTGTCTTTACTAAGTATCGTGAGACATGTCTCTTTGGAAAAGGAAAGTATTCTGGCTGGGCTGAGTGGTCGGTTTCTGATGAAAAGGAAATTGACGATGTGGAAGCCTGGTATAATACAAATCCGTCTATGGGTTACCACTTAAACGAGCGTAAAATTGAAGCAGAGCTTGGTGAGGATAAGCTGGACCATAATATCCAACGTTTGGGATTTTGGCCAACCTATAACCAAAAATCTGCCATTTCCGAAACGGAGTGGAATGAGCTCAAGGTTGATGATGTCCCAGAATTGTCTGGAAAGCTGTCTGTTGGTATCAAGTACGGTCAAGATGGAACGAACGTGGCATTGAGCATTGCTGCACGAACCAAGGATGGCCGTTACTTTATCGAGACAGTCGATTGTCAATCCGTTCGTAATGGGAATGAGTGGATGGTTGCCTTTTTGCGTCAAGCTGATGTGGCTCAGATTGTCATCGATGGCGCAAGTGGTCAAAAGATCCTGGACGAAGAGTTGAAGGACTACAGAATCAAGAACGTGATTCTACCGACGGTGAAAGAAATCATCGTGGCCAACGCTCTTTGGGAGCAGGGAATTTACCAGAAAACCATCTGTCATGCTGGCCAACCATCATTGTCTAAAGTAGCTACTAACTGCGATAAGCGGAATATTGGCTCAAATGGTGGTTTTGGTTATCGATCGCACTTTGACGATATGGATATTTCTTTGATGGATAGTGCTTTGCTTGCGCACTGGGCTTGTGCTACGACCAAGCCTAAGAAAAAGCAAAAAATTAGTTATTAAAATAAGCGGTCTTGTGACTGCTTTTTTTGATGCCCAAAATTACCGAACTGCCGGGAAAGCAGGAGAAAGGAGACATGAGAATGTCAGAATTTAAACCAATCACTACACAAGAAGAATTTGATGTTGCTATTAAGGAGCGTTTATCTCGTGAGAAAGCGAAGTATAGCGACTATGACCAGCTCAAATCTCGAGTTACAGAATTGGAAACAGAAAATGTTGGCTTGAAGTCAACAATTGAAGCTACTAATCAAAGCAAGGAAGATGCTGACAAGCAACTTGAAGAGATGCAGAATCAAATCGCTGGTTATGAGACAGCTAGTCTGCGAACTCGGATTGCTTTGCAACATGGATTGCCTTACGACCTTGCAGATCGTTTGCAGGGAACTGATGAAGAAAGCTTCAAAGCTGATGCAGAGCGTTTGGCATCTTTCGTAAAACCTACTGAACATTTCGCACCAATGCGAAATCTAGAGCCTGCTCTAGAAAAAACTGAAAATACATCTTATAAAAACCTAGTACAAGGTTTAGTTTTTGAAGATTAAAGGAGTAATAATATATGACAGATCAACTATCAAGAGGAACATTATTTGACCCAATGCTTGTGACAGACCTTATCAACAAAGTTAAGGGTCACAGCTCACTGGCTAAATTGTCTAATCAACAAGCGATTCCTTTCAATGGATTGAAAGAATTCACGTTCTCGTTAGATGCTGATGTAGACATCGTTGCAGAAAACGGGAAGAAAACGCATGGT